ACCTAATAAACTATTAAACTCTTTTTTACATATCTTACAAATAAAAATTTCCATATATCTACCTTTTTAGATAAATATATGGAAATAATAGTAAAATGTAAACCCGATAGATATATTTTTGTATAAAACTAGTAAACTAATATACATCTGTCCGGACGTAAACCTACTTGAATAGTTGCAAGTTCATCTCTTGAATAATCTAAGTTTTGACCATCAAATCCAGTCATAAATGTACCTTGAAGTATCCATTTTTCAACCACAACACCCGTTGGATCTAACATTTCAAGTTCAATATCTTTTTTATATCCAGCAGCATATCCCATACGACCTGTTACTGATTCCGCATGTAAACGAAACCATTCCATTAACGCTTGAGCTGCAGAAGGACCAATTGGATCTTTAAAGGTTACTTGCATTTCTTCCCAGTTAAATCTACCAGCAACAAATGTTGAAGTATTAATAAATGGAATTTCAACTGAATTAATTTTCGCTTTAGGTCTTGATGTAGACGTTACAAACCATTCATTGATTCCTAATGAACTTGGAAATCTTAGTATGAATCGGTTAACTCTCTTCGGTTCATAAGGAACCGGCATTTTCATTAATAAATCTGCCATTTTATTTTATTGTTTTAATTCTTTTATTCTTTTTATTATAAATATGTATTTTTTGAAAATTTTTATTTTTTTTCTAAAAAGACTTTTTTATTTGAAATTTTTTATTTATATTTACTAGGTTCCCAGTAGATTAATAATCTAGTTTATATATGATCTAGTTCTAGTTCTAGTTCTAGTTCTAGTTCTAGTTCTAGTTCTAGATTTATAACTAGATTTAAATAATTATTTTTATCTGGGCCTAGATATATTTTTTAAAAAAATTAAAAAGACCTTGAACTTAATCAAGGTCTTTTTAATTATAAATTATACATTTTCAAATGAAGCCCCTGTTGGAGTTATAATAAATTCTACATCAATAAATTCCAAACTTCTTGTTGGTTTGATATAAATTTTACCTCTCAATGTATTTGCATCAATATCTGCCGGATCATTAGAAACAGTTACACGGAAATCAGTTAAACCTCTTTCTTTTTTAATTGCTTCAAGAATTGGATTAACTAATCTCAAGAATTCTTGTCTAATTTGATCGTCATTTTGTTCAAATAATAATCTTACACAAACAGCTGAAATTAATTTTCTTGCTCTCAATAATAATCTTCTTACATTAATTCTATCAAGTGCTGATTCTTTAACTTGAAGTGTTTTATTACCCCAAATAATTGTACCAGTATCAGAGAATGTTGCAATTGGGTTAATTCTATTTTTGTAAAGATTATCTCTATCATCTGATGTTAATTTCTTAACCGCTTTAATAGATTTAACTAAACCTCTTGAATAACCAGCAGTTGCGTACCAAGGATAAGCCACATTATCAGTTAATGCAATATTTCTCAATACCTCACCTGTTGGTGGGATATATATTTGAGTTGCATTATCTACATCTTTAATTTGAATCCAAGGCCAGTATGTTGCTGAATAGTTACTATCATATTCTTGATCCATAATATCACCAATTACACCATCAACAGTACTTTCATTAGGTGATGAAATGATATATAATGAATCCGCTCTATCAACTTCAATCATTTCAATTGCTTGATTTGTTAAAGAACTATGTTGGGAAAAGTTAATACCAGGTGTTGCAAACACGTTAATATCAATCGCTTCTGGATTAGCAAAAGTTTTTATACCATTATAGTATGAATAGTAATCGGAGTTACCTTCTTTTACATTAAACACACCACCATTATTAAGGTTACTAGTTGTATATGGTCTTTTTCCTAAAATATAATCATCACTATATGTTCTAGTGTTTCTATATATATCCCATCCATCAAAACCACCACATACTGCAAATGTGAATTTACGATTTGCTAATGTTTGTAGTTTATTATCAACACCAACTGTTTGGTCTTCTAAATTATATGGTGTTGTTTTATATGTTGTTCCAGTTGTTCCTGTTACACCACTTATTGCGGTTAATCCTGATGCATTTACGGATAAGTGGAAACCAAATGTTTGTCCACCAGCATGTGATCCTTTATATTTGAATAAATCAGCATCATACGTAAAACCATCTGATGAAGATAAACCTAAAGTTACATTTCTAACCTTATCACCTGATGATATATTTGCAGTACCATTCGCACTATAATAAATCGTATCACCTGCATTGAAATATTTGGTTTTAAATATTGTTTCACCAAGATTTGATGATCCGAATATTGTATTTTTAACAAACCCTCTAAATCCAGCAGGAATTGCATCAACAGGAGCATTAGGGTCTAAATTCAACATTATATATTTTGATAATAATGGATATTGACCATCAGATGTACCAACTTTAATACCAACATAACCCGGTACGTCAGGATTCATTGAACATCTTGAAAATTTCTCAAGTATAACTTGATTTGAATCAGTATCATAGAAATCTCTAACAATTAAATCAAATTCACCATTATCTGTGTTAATATTTTGAATTGTGATTTTAACTTGTTCATTTGCTGAATTACCATCTGATATTGTAATAACATTAAATAAATCTAATACTTTACCACCTCTTACTTCTGAAACTACCATTGGTGATGCTGGTGTATCCCATGCTTTATAACCACTATTACTTGGTAAGAAACCATCTGATTCATCATTTGTCACAATTGATAAACTAATACCTCTAATATAACCTTGTTGATAAGCATTCTTCAATAAATTTGGATAATATTCATGAACATATATCGGGTGATCATAATAATCTCTATCAAATACTTCTGTACCTAATACTTTTGTTAATGATTTTTTAGATGTTTGATCTAAATTAACAGTAAATGATTTAGCACCACTAGTTGTACCTGTAACTCCAATAGTAAAATCTTGATAAGGATTAACTGTTGTATCATTACTTGATGACAAACTAACACTTGTTAATCCAGTAACTTCTAATTTTAATACATTTGTCACATAATGACCTCTTGATCTTAAACATGCAACAATAATATTATCATAATCAGTATTAAGTGATGCAGAATATTTAAATCTTGTTACATTAAATCTTGATGTACCTGAACTATATTGAAATAGATATGAATAAACACCATCTATTGTTGAATCAGTTGCACCTGTTTTATTAAAGAACACATTATACCATTCTTTATTATTTTTATTATTTGCTGTGTAATCATCAGTAAATGGTGATTTTACTTCAGTTCCAGTACCAGGAATGTTCGCTGACGGAATAAGTCCTATTGTGAACCATTTACCATCATCTGTTGATGTAAATCCGCTATAGTTATTAACAATGTAATTCGTTACTGTTAAACCATTTGATATATTTGTTTTACCTGATAATTCAGAATAAATTGTTGATGCTGTAATTGTTGTACTACCACCTGACATTGTAAGTCCACTAGTTAATCCACTATAAGCACCAAGATTAACACCACCTAATGATTTAATACCATAAGATATACCGGGTTTATAACCTGTGTAACCAAGAATTCTTGTTACAAAAAGTTGATTAGCTTCGGATAAATAAGATTTAGCGAAGTAAGGTAATTCGTATTTTGGATTACCAACACCATCTTTCTCTGGTGAAGTACCTCCAAAATAGGTTGTAAATTCATCCCAAGATGAAATTAAGATAGGTTCAAAAGCAGGACCTTTTAAAGTCTCACCAACTAAACCCAATGTCGTAACACCAACGCTTTGTGCTACAAATGTTAAATCGACCTCCTTTGTATACACACCCGGAGAAACGAATACTCTGTTTGAATTTGCCATTGATTTTGTTGTTTTTATTAATATTTTATTTCTTATCTAATAAATATCTTTATTTTTATCAAAGATTTATCTATATTTGAGAATTAAGATAATAAAATATCTATTTATATCTTAAATTATCTTTATATGGAAAATAAACAAAAAAATGTTAAAATAAGTGAAAAACACCACACAATGTTAAAAAGTTATTGTGAAAAGAACGGTTTAAAAATTCACAAAATAATTGAGAAATGGATTGACCAACATTGTAAACCAACTAAAAAAGATTTATATGGTGATGATTAGTATAAATAACCAACACCAATAACAGATCCAATAACAGGAGATTCTAATAATTCTAAACCACCTAAAGTAGATATTCGATAATCAATTGATTTTTCTTCAATCAAACCGTTTACTTCTAAAAATACTACACTAACAATTGTATTTGATGTGTTAAATATTAAAGTTGAACCATCATAAGTAAAATATTCAATATTATAGTTTAGTCTTAACCCATCACTATTTGTGATTGTTGAATTTTTTCCTTTATAATATGTTAAAAGAATTATACTACCGGATTGTGGTGCAACTGAAAATGATATTCTTGAAGAATTTCTGATATGAAAATAATCCACACCCTCCATTTGTGTTAAACCATTAATTGTTATATTAAATAAAATACCAATAGGTTCACCAACTGAAAAAATTATTTGAGAATTGTTTCCGGTAAATGATGCCATACTAATATCAATAATTGTTTGTTTTATTGATTTATTTGGTCTACCTTCCACAATAATTTCATCAGTTAAAATTGCTCTACTAATTGCTGGTTTAACTTCAAATTCATCACTATCTATTAAAAAACCTAACATAGTAAATTGATATGTTTGAACATAAAATCTACGACCATCTAATGTTTGCATCGGTGTATTATCCTCAATTTTATCAAGAACTATTGGAATATAGTGTCCCTTCACCATTGTGTAGTCTTGTCTTGAAGCGAAATGTTGTAAAACAATTTTGTTGAATTTATTAACATCTCTAAATTTATTACAAATAATTGTAACATCATATGTGATATCCACTGCAATTGGTTGAGGGATTTTATAAACATCAGCACCCTTTTCATTTCCATTCCAAGTCTGAACTACGGAATAATAAAACTGATGTCTATCAGGTATTGTTCTTTGTACAGATGGATTTGTTCCAAATTGTACGTCTGGTTTTCTAATTATGGAAATAAAAGGTAATTGAACAACACCATCTTCATCTGTAAATTCCCAATTATTAGTAAACTCTGCCCATCTTTGTATTGTTAATATTTTTTCAATAACAGGGATTTGTTTATTATCAGAAACAACTTTAAAATTTTTAATTACGTAATCCAATAAACCTCTATCTAAATCATCGTGCAATATACTATCAGGTAGATAAGGATCATTTTTTGTGATGTTATCTAATAATTCTTGTCTTCTGTCCGTTAAAATTTTCTCCGAATATATTTGAATATTCGTTTTTCTTTTTGGTATTCCCATATTACACTCCTCTAAATTCTCCGTCTTGTACAGGTGAACAAGTTATAGTCCTATAAAAGGGTTTATAACCGAACATTGTATGTTTATTGTCTGATGTAACTTTTCCATCATCTACTACACTATAATATCTTGTTTTGGTTTCAGATTCAGGATAACCTATATAATCACCATATTTAATATCAATCTTTAATTCATTTAAATGTTTAATATAAACAGATATGGTCATATTTCCGGGTTCATTATATCTCACCAAACCATCTTTATATGAACTATTCTTTGGTTCAATTATTCTAACTAATCCATTAAATTCAACAGGAGGTTGATATTTTATTTCGTCCATCCCAACTTCACCATATACATTGTCAATATCAGTTTTTTGTCTATCAACTCTATATAGTACAAGTTTCATATTCAAATCACCATGAAGGTATTCTTCCCCCATTGAAATATTGAGTTGAAAATCATCTTCAGAAATGAATTTTCCCAAACGAGTTATCGGTAATTTATTATCCATATACTTATAAATACTTTAAAATGTCATTCCATTTTATTATATTTTATTATGAATAATAAAATCCCTGAAATTAGGGCAAGAGAAATATTATTAGAATATAGTGGTGCAAATAACCATCTATTAGAATTAAAGAACAAGTTCACAACAGTTAAGAACTTTAAATTGACACGCCCACAATCAGATTATGTATTAAATTACCATAACGTTGAACCAAAAGTTGCAAAAAAACACATAAAAATTGTTGACACTTTTGCAGAAAAAATTATGGATGAACGTTTATTATTAGATAAATTGGAACATATTTGGTGTGAAAAACTATTATGTGAAAGCGATAAGGCATATCATATATGGGGAAAATATCTTGAACATGAAGTTAACCACGCATTTTGGTTACCTAAAGCAGCAGTTGTACAACCTGAAAAAAAATTAAATAGGATTATAGATTATAGTCCATATAATACTCGTCCACCAATGGAACACCAAAAAGTAGCAATTGAAAAATTATTGGCAAATGATAAGTTTATTTTGGCAGACGATATGGGTTTGGGGAAATTTTTAGACAATAATACATTGATTTACAATGAGTTAGGTGTGAAAAAAATGGGTGAAATTGTTATTGGTGATAAGGTAATCGGTTCAAATGGTAAACCGTGTAATGTAATTGGAGTATTTCCTCAAGGTAAAAAAGAAACGTATAAAATAACTTTTAATGATGGATATACAATTTTAAGTGGGGATGAACATTTATGGTCAGTTTCATCTCCAAATTATGGTAAAAATAGAAAAAATGATAGATTAAAAAAATCTTTAGTATTATCAACTAAACAAATGTTTGAAGGTGGGGAAATATTAATAAAAGGTAGTGGTTATAATGAAGATAGAGATTACAAAATTGAAACATATTATAAAACCCCAAATGGAAATAATAAGTGGCAAATACCAATTGTTAAACCAATTGAATTTGATAATAAAAATATTTTACCGATTGATCCTTATTTGTTAGGACTTGGATTGGGTGACGGGTCATTTAAAAATAAAAACATAAAATTTTCTGTTCATAAAGATGATTATGATTCTTTATTTAGTTTATTTGGATTAAAAGAAAATAAACCACAAGACAACAAAAGAAATGGTTATATAAATGTTGGAAATTCATTATTTGATCTACATTTGGAACATACTCGATCACATAATAAATTTATACCTGATATATACAAATATACAACAATTGAAAATAGACTATCAATATTACAAGGATTGATGGATACTGATGGACATTGTATG